AAAATCTTCAAAATTATCAAATATTGTACAAATTTCCCCAGACGTAATTATAACATCTAATTTAAATTCTTTCATGTAATATCTAATAAAACTATTTAAAGTTTTATTGTGTTCGAGTTGAGTGATGTCATTATTTGGTTTTTTATAATCCCAAACATAATCTTTTACTTCATCAACTATTTTTTCATATTTCTTAAATATTTTATATTCAAGTCTTTTTAATAAGTTTTCCATAGTTTATTATTTTAATAATGAATTATCTAATTTTATATCTAAACCAAATAAGCCTTTATCAATAGTTTCACGTATTGATAATGTTGGTTCATCTTTCATAATGTTTAAACAAACAAGTAATAATTCATTTGTTTTATCAGTTTTATTTGTAAATCTAATTACGTAATCAATATATTTTAAATCATCAAAATGTTTCATAATTTGTTTATTAATTCTTCTGTTATTATTTCTATTATTTCTTCATCTGTAAGTTTTTTATCACCTATAATCGTTGAAATGATATCTTTTTTATTGTTAAGCATACCCCACATTTTTGTTGATATAGTATCCTCAAATAACTGGTAGTATACATTTACATCATTTTTTTGCCCCAATCTATGGCTTCTATCTTCCGCTTGTTCGTTGTGTCCTGGAACCCATGAAAAAGAATTAAAAACAACAACTGTTGCTTCTGTTAATGTAATAGCCACACCAGCAGACTTTATGTTACCTATAAATACTTTTACTTTTGAATTACTTTGAAACGCATCTACTGAGCGTTGTTTTTGTTTTGCTGACATCAAACCATTATGAGTCACACATAATTTTCCAAAATGACTTTCAAGCGTTTTAAGTTCTTCAGTAAAGTTGGTAAATATAATAACTTTTTTACCAAGTTCAATAGCGTTTTCAACGATTTCAATAGTATATGGTATTGCCGATTCTGCTATAAACTGACGTAAAAGAACTAATTCTACGAGGTCTCTTTGAAGATTTCCAACCTTTTTACCCTCTATAACCCTTCTTTCAAGATATTCTTCCCATAACGCTTCATATTCTTTCCATTCTTTTGATGATAATCTATAATGCATTGGTGTTATAATCTTATCTGGCATATCTAAAGCTTCAGATTTAAGTTTTCTAAACAATATATTTTTGGTTTTTGATGCTAACTCATCTAAATTACTAGCTCCATCTGTTAACCATATTTGCTTTTTCTGACCATTTTTAAGGGTTCTATACATTTTTCTAGCATCACAATATCTAACAGCATAATGTTTCCAATTATCAGCCAAAGGAGATTTAATAATTTTAAGTAGGTTAAATAAGTCCATTGGTCTGTTTTCTACTGGAGTTCCAGTTAATAACCAAACTTTATGAACACCGTGTTTAACTGATAATTCGGTCATTATTTTACCACGAATACTATCATTATTTTTTAAATAATGAGCTTCGTCAATAATTATCAAATCAAATTTAGCATTAACAAGTTCTCTATTTATTATTTCTTCTGAGTCATCAGATTTTTTACTTCTAGGTTCAATAAGAGTATGGAAATTCTTAAGAATATCGTAGTTTATTATTGTAAATTTGGCTTCATTCCATCTCCTACCATCAACTATTGTTGTTTGATTACAGAATACGTTTATTTCTCTTTGCCAATTTATTTTAGCTGACGATGGACAAACAACTAATATTTTTTTAGCTCCGCTTTCCAAAGCAGAAATTATTGATATTACACTTTTACCTAATCCCATATCAAACGCCAATATACAACCATTACGAGATAATAAATATTTAATACCTTCTTCTTGATGCTTGTATAATTTCTTACCTTCTTTGGCCAAAACTTCGTTATATTTGGTGAAATCAACATTAACTTCTATTGGTTCAAAGTATGGGTCGTCAGTTACTTGTGTTTTTGGTAACCAATACATTTTTGATTCTTTCTGGTTTTGTTTAAGCTTGCCATATACATGAAATGATTTATCCGTCTCAGCCAAAATGAATTCAATAAGTATTTTTTCTGGTGCAAATGACAAATCATCCAATTTTTTTAGCTCTTCACCAAAATATTTTGTAATACCGATAACTCTATTTATGTATAAAGGTTGACGTTCATGGTTCTCTATGATATATTTTGATTGGGTCTCCGTTAAAGAAATTTTTTTGTTTTTTAGATATTCGTTTCTTAGTTTTAACAAATAGGGGTTGATGCCACTGTATTTTTCTAACAGTGATAGCGCTGAATGTCCTTTTATATCATCTAAATTAATCAAAATTTGTTTTATTTTTAATTCTTGGTCATTATATCTAAATATAATAATTTTTATTTAAGAAATCAAGGATAAATTAACGATTAATCAAAAAGGAAAGTATTTATATAGAAAAACATGGACAACAATAAAGTAACACCTATCACGAGAATTAACAAGTTTTTTTCAGAAGAAGACTACCAGTTAGAAATCAGTATGGGTCGTGAATCTATCGAAGGTGATGGAAACTTCACACTTATTCTTTATAAGGTTGATAGACAAATGACTGAATATGATGGTCTTTATGGCGAAGCTACAAAGGATGGTATTAGATTTTACCCACCTGTAGAGCTTAAAGTGGTACCTATTTTGGATAAACCAGACAATCAAACTTACAACAATAATGGTAGTCTTAGGTATATTCAAGATGGAAATTTTACGTTTGGTATTTATTCTTCACAACTGGTAGAATTGAAGACATCTATTAGTTATGGTGATTATATTGGTTACCCAGTTACTGAAACCGAAATAAGATACTTTAGCGTTGTTAATGATGGAATAAAAAATTATGACAATGAACACACTATTATGGGATACAAAGGTGCTTTTAGAACAATTGTTTGTGCGCCAGTTGACGCAAGTGAATTTTCTGCTAGATAACATATATTAATAAGTATGGAAACAATTTATATATATACATTATCTGATAAATTAGGTGTTAGATATGTTGGCCAAACAAAAAACCCCAAAAGAAGATATTATAGACATATTTTTGATGGTAAAAATAATGGTGGTAAAAATAAACGCTGTTCATGGATTAAATCATTATTAAATAAAAATGAAAAACCAATAATGAATATAATAGATGAAGTAAATAAAAATGAGTGGGTGTTTTGGGAACAATATTGGATATCTCAATTTAGAGTATGGGGTTTTAAACTTGTTAACAACTCCGATGGCGGGGAAGGTTCATATGGTAGAAAAGTAAGTGATGAGACAAAAAATAAAATGTCTTTAGCTAAAAAAGGTAAAACACCAAAAAACATTAATTTATTTAAAAAATCTACTATTAAAGATATTATTATTCAGTATGATTTAGATGGAAATAAACTAAATGAATATGAATCAGCTAATTATATTAAAGAAAATTTAGGTATTAAAAATATTAATAGCGTTATTAATAAAAAAAGAAATAGTGCTGGTGGTTATATTTGGAGATATAAAAATGATTGTTTAACTAAAGAAGAAATATTAAAAATAAAAAATAAACATTTAAAACAAACTCCTAAAATAATTCAACAACTTTCGAAATTAGAAGAATTAATTTGTGAATGGAAATCAGTAAATGATGTTAAAAAAATATATCCACATATTAATGCTGTTTTAAGTGGTAAAAGGAAAACAGCTGGTGGGTATTTATGGAAATATAAAGAAATGTAATAAACATATTTATTAAATAAAAATTATCATGGCTGTACCAAAAGGCTTTAGAACTAACATAAACATCCTTAACCAAAAAATAGGTCCAGAAAGGAGACAAGAAATATTGGATGGAATCGCCAATCAAGGCACCTTTTTACCTAGAGGTGTCTCTGAAGAGGATATGGACCAAGCTTTTGTTGAGTTTTTAAAGGATGATGAGCGTGTAATGATTACAATTGATGGGGAGAAGGTTCCTGTAATATTTTTAACAATTCAAAGGTGGACAGAATTTACAAAAACTTGGAAGTTTACTGACGAGTATAAAAATATTGAAATGCCTTTTATTACGGTTGTAAGAAGACCAGATATACAACAAGGTCAGAATCAAGCTGGTTTGTGGAACATTCCAGGAAATAGAACCTATACTTATATGAAAATACCTACATGGGATGGAATAAGGCATGGTATTGATTTATATAAGGTTCCACAACCAACACCTGTAGATATAACTTATGAAGTTAGGATTTTCACAAATAGAATGAAAGACTTGAATAAATTCAATGGACTTGTTCAAAGAGCTTTTCAATCTAGACAATGTTATATAAATGTAAAAGGTCATCCAATGCCACTTCACTTAGAGGGTATTGGTGACGAGAGTAATATTGAGAATTTTGAAAACAGACGTTTTTACATTCAAATGTTTGAAATGAAGATGTTAGGGTATTTGTTGGATGAAAATGATTATGAAGTTATACCAACTATAAACAGAACGGTTATGACTTTGGAAATTGAAGAAAGCAAAATTTTTAATGATGTTGTTTTTGAACCTAAATTGGTTAATAACGATGTAACATTTAATTTTGTTTATAAAGCTAGGGCTAATAATCAATTTACGTTTACAGCACAATATAACGCAACTTTTAGTCAGCTAGTTAACATAGAGAATTTAACTAGGATTGTTATAACTGTTAACAACATGGTGGTATTTGATGGTACCATATTAGTTGCACCATTGGTTTTTAATGCAAATGACATTGTTAGCGTAAGAGTATATAAAGACTTCCTTAAAATAGGTAAGTTTACATTAATCGGTAATACATTCTAATGAGCACCCCAGAAAAAGGATATAATATAAATCAAACTTTCATTATTGAAACAAATGAAGGTGATAGCATATTAAGCGCATGTACGGCCTTATTTACAACAAATATATATGCATGTACTGGTAATACTGAAATTTTATTGGGTTCTAACTCAATAAACATGGTTGGTGACGTTTTTGTTAGTGGTGATTTAAGTGCAACAACTGTATCAGCAACAACATATTATGGTGACGGAAGTAATTTAACTGGTATATCAACACAAGATACTTTTGTTACGGGTGGAACATATTCAAATGGCACAGCAGTGTTTACAAACAATACTGGTGGTACATTTAATGTAAGCGGTTTTTATACTGGTGCAACAGATGTGTTTGTTACGGGTGGTACATATTTGACATCAGCATCTACATTAACTTTTACAAACAATACTGGTGGTACATTTAGTATAACTGGTATAACAACAAGCAGTGCGTTTACTGGTGGGACTGTAACTGGGGCGACTAGTTTTAGTGGTGGTTTGACCGCTACTACTATCAGTGCTACAACATATGAAAACCTTCCTTTAGATGTTACAGTTACTGGTGGCTCATATTCAAATGGTACAGCAGTGTTTACAAACAATACTGGTGGTACATTTAATGTAAGTGGTTTTTATACTGGTGCAACAGATGTTTTTGTTACTGGAGCAACTTATGACAATGCAAACACATTTACTTTTACAAACAATACTGGTGGTACTTTTAATGTGTTATTTAATACTGTTACTGGTTTAACAGTTAACGGTGATATATCTGTAAATTCTTTATCTGCAAGCACAATATTTTCTGGTGGAACACAATTAAACACAATTATAAATAATATTGCAAGTCAATATTCTGGTAATACCTTCGTTACAGGTGGAACTTTCAATCAATCAACAAGAAATTTAACTCTAAACAGAAATGACAATGTTAATATTATTGTAACAGGTATAACAGATTTTTATACAACAGGTGCAACACTATCTGGTGCTACTGCAATATTTACAAGAAATGATGGAAATAATTATACTTTAAATCTAAGTTCGTTAACTGGTAGTACTTCACAAATTACAGGCACAACTGGAAGCGTTGCGTTTTTTGGTACTGGTAATACTATAACGCAAGACAATACAAATTTCTTCTGGGATAATACAAATAAGAGATTAGGGTTAAGAACCAATGCTCCGAATTCAACATTACAGATTAATGGTTCAGGTACAACCTCATCATCTTTCGGTTTACAAGTGCATAACGCAACAGGAAATAATAATGCGTTGGTTGTTAGAGATGATGGGTTAGTTGCAGTAAGACCAAATATCGCATTAATACCACCTACAAACTTTCATGTTGGAGGCACAGGTGATATTGCTGCATTTGGTTCATCTTCTTCAATAGATAGGGGTGTGGTTATAAATGTCAACTCTTCAGGTCAAGGTTTAATAACTGCCTTTGCCTATACCCCAACTGACCCATCTGCAACAGTAATAAGTGCGGGGGCTAATTTTGGGTTAAATGGAAGTGCTTTGAATTTCTTTGGAATAGGTTTAGCAAGTGCAGTATCATCGAGGTTTGATATGTGGTTTCAAACTGGGAATGTTAATGGTGGAGGATATAGATTTTATACTGGTGGTATTAACGAAAGATTAAGAATAGTTGGCGCTACTGGTAATGTTTTAATTGGAACAACAACAGATGCAAGTTCAAGATTAAGAATTTTAGGTTCAAATACTGGAACAGGAGGAACAAGTACCTTTGGTTTACAAGTGCATGATAGTACAGGAACTAACAATGCTTTAGTAGTTAGAGATGATGGTAGAGTAGGAATAGGTATAGCTGCACCAACACAATTAGTTCATATATCAAGAAGTGATGCAGCAACAAGAACACAGTTATTAATTGATAATACTGCCAATACAGGTACTAATAATTTAGGTGCAGGTATAAGATTAGTTGCAGGTTCTGGCTTACTTGAAACAATTGGTGAAATATATTCAAATCCTACCAATGGTGGTGATACTAATGCAAGAACTTTAAATATTACCTCTAATAGAGGTATAAATTATATAGCGAACGCTGCATTTCCAAGCTTGTCAGAAGTAAGACATAGATTTGTAGGAACAGAAGCAGGTATGATTCTTTATGAACGTGCAAGCGGTAATAGAACAGAAGCGTTAATATACAATCTAAATGGTAGTTCAAACGCTCAATATACTATGTGGGCGGGTATAAGTTTCTATGGCTGGATAAGAGCAAGCACGGCTGGCAATATAAGTATCGGACATGGAACTACTACTGGCACAGAAATAATGCGTTTAGTTTCTGCTACTAATAATGTATTGATAGGAACTACAACAGATGCTGCTAGTT